TTCCAAGTTTGCCGGGTCCATGAAGATTGTCGTTTTTCATATCGCCAGGTCGTCGTCCACCGTCGCCCCTGGGATATTTGTGCCTGTAAGCCGCGCCAACGTTATGCTGTCAAAGAAACTCTTTGGACAAGCCCGCGATGCCACCACCATGCCGATTATCGCCTCGGCCAACATCTCGAAGCCTACCGTCGAGGGCAATTTCATCCACCTTGGAACTGCCGCTCGTGCCGCCGTGCCTCCTTTGGAAACAAAGTTGAAGCCAACGCCGTTTAAGGATGCTCTGCCAGAGTACCCTTGTCGTGTCGCCGTCTCCGAAAAAGACGTTCCTCGCACCCTTGCCACCGAATCGAAGTATGGAAATCCTCGCAAGAGAATTTCGCATCGTCAAATCGAGTATGGAGTCCGTGTTGCCTGTCGGATGCTTTGTGGTTTATCAAAACGCCAAAGATCCTACATGAACATAGATGAAATCCTCGATGTTGACCTCAACACCGCCACTGGATTCGGATGGACTGGGAAGCGTCGCCGCGATCTCATTCGCGTCGAAGCTGATGGAACTCGGAAGATGGAAGCCGCCTTGGAAAAAGCTTACCGAAGCTTAGAGTCCGACTACACCGATGGAGACTACCCACCTGCTGTCTACATCCCGTGTGCCAAAGACGAAATCCTGCCCAAAGACAAGATCGCTGCTGGAAAAGTACGAACTTTTCAATATGACTCCCTCGAGCACTACCTGCTAGGAAGGAAGTATATTGGAAATTTCTGCGAACACATCACCGACCTTCACCTGAAAGGCCCGATTCGGATTGGACTCAACATCCATTGCCGCGACTTTCACGACATTATGGAGCAAACCTTTGCTGCCATAAGTCGTGATGAAGTCATCGACATCGACTATTCAGGCTACGACCGTAGTCTGATGGCGTACCTCGCCAAAGCCGCCGCGCAAGTCCTTGATTGTTGGTATGGAAACCAAGACCCTGGAAGAACCCAATGGATTCTAAGCAACTTCTTTGCTGTAGAAATCTTTGGAAGTGCCATTTGGCAACGCCTGCAAGGGCTACCATCTGGTATGTTTGGGACTGCTGTCATCAACTCAGTCATCAACATCATCTTGATTGCCGCCGCATTCAAGAACCTGCTACCTCAAGCCACGGTCGAAGATTTCATCAACAACATCAAGATGTCCATCTATGGGGACGATAACCTTATCGGTCCCTCGCCTGCCGCCAAAGCCGCTGGTTTCAATTTCGTGTACTTGCAAGAGTACTTCGCCACCGTCGGAATTGTCATCACGCCTGCTGACAAAGACAACGCATCTGCGCTCTTTGTCCAACGCACCCAGACACAATTCTTGAAAAAGAGAATTTTGTGGTCTGAAGAGTTTCAGGGCTATGTGCCGATCATCCCATCGCACTACGTATGGGATCACCTCTCATATGCCCGTGATACTAGCTTTTCCGGATTAGTACAGCTTTGTGACTCCCTGCTGGGAGAGTACTTTTTCCGAGGTCGAATCCGAGAGTCCGTTGAAATTCCCACCTGGGAACCGACTTTCGATGAGTTGCGAGCCAAGATGTGCAAAATCTTGGGCTCGAACTGCCTTGTCACCTACGAATCGCTCAACGAAAAGTACTGGGACATGTCTGCGCTCCCTCAAGCGCCACCTGCCCCGTACGTCGAACCTGTCGAAGATGAGTGGGAGATGGTTATGGAACCCAACATGTCCGAACCTGCCTCGCCATCATTTCTTCGGGAATTCGCCACCGTCGTCTTCACCGCCACCGCTTCGACCCTCCTTGCTGGAGCTGTCGTCGCCGTCCCGATCCTTGTTATGACACATGGATGGCCGGGAACCTACCGCCTCATCATGTCACGTTTCACCGCCACGGAAGAAGCTCATTTCCAAAACGAGCAAAGAGAGTCCTCAACCACTCTCGACCCGCTAGAAAACTATCCACCAGTCGAACTGCAGGACGATGAACACCATACGCTATTGCACGAACTTCTTATCGAAGAAGGGGATGATCCAAGCATGGTTTGTTGCATGTCTGCACGCCTCGATCTGGAGGATGAGTCCTTCGATTGCGAAGATGAAGTTATCATGTCCGCCGACATGGGTAACGTTCAAACGACCAGTATCACCAACAACGGTACTGGGTCTGTCGATGTCTCCAACCACGCCGAAGCCTCAGCTTCCGCGTCAGTCGCCGCCTCGAAAATGGGTAGTGCAGACGCCACTAATACTGCACCTATCACCGGAACCATGCCTGGACCCAAAATCCAGGATGGGTTCAAGCCCGCCGCTCACACGCAAGCAAAGAAAGCTATGAAGCCGAAACGCTCGCAGTCTCTGACTCGCGATCGGCCCACCAACTGGGTACCTTCTGTACCAGTTGTGAAAGCTGCTTTGTATTTGCCGTCGCTCAACGGAATCCAGCATGGCGTTTGGTTAGCCGACCTTGTCGGTTGTGATACCGCTGCCACTGCTGAGGACATGAACTGCTCTGACGATTGTACGTCTCTCGACTACTTCACCCGCCGCTGGGGGTTGGATAGCATCTACAACATTGCTTACTCCCTCACGAAAGGTTCCCTCGTCATCGCAGGACCCATGTCTCCGTTCCGCATGTTGTTCCCTCTGAACTACACGCTGCCACTCAACATCACGCCTCTCGAATTTGCTGCTAGCCTGTACAAATTCTGGAGAGGAGGACTCGAAGTGAAGTTCAACATCTTTGGACCAGCTGCTGTCAGTGGGCGTTTAGCCATCTGTTTGGGCTACAACGATTTTGGCGCGGATCCGGGATATCAAAAAGCCGTCACAGGACCTTCAGTCATGTGGGATTTTGATTCCATGAATCGCGAGAAAGTCGTTCGTATTGATTACATCAATCCAAACGCCTGGCTCCAAGCCCCCTACAACGTTGATCCAGTGAATGCGCCCAACGCAGTCAATGTGAACATCAACTCGAGTCTGGGGACGTTCAGAGTGTATCTCGTTACAGCTTTGACGTCGCCCAACGCCACCTTCAACCGTGGTCTCGACATCGTTGTCACCGTCCGTGCCAGCCCTACTTTCGAGACCAAGTTTTTCGCTCCGTTAGCATTGAGTCCTACTCAATGCGTAACGCCCTCCGTCACGCGCGAGGTTCCTATGGATGCCAACATGGACGCTGGTAGCACTGTTTCAGACACTGAGCCAATGCATAACGCTGCGTCTCAGGGTGTGAAGCCTACCACCGCCCCTGCTGTTCCCATAGAACTCAAGCAGTTCGCTCTGAAGTATGCCAACCTGGATACGTTCACAGTCGGACTCTCATCCGCGCCAGGAGCACTTGTCACCTACAACCATCCTGCCGACACGATCATCGCTCAAGCGAAGTACGCTCAAGCCGCTATGAAGTTCTACCGTGGAGATTGCCATGTCAAAGCATTCCCACGAGGTAACGGTTGGCAAGGAGGTGCGATCTATATGACATTCGTGCCATATGCCCAATCCACTCCTACCACCGTCCACCAAGCTCTTAGCCTGCCTGGGGTCTTCCTAGACCTGTCATCGTCCGAGCCTGTCGAGCTCATCATCCCGTTCTCATACTTCCAAAGTTACTTCTACGACGGCTGCCCATCAGCCGGTATGATAGTATTTTGGTTACTCAGCACGATCCAAGTTCCCACTGTTGGGGGCCGGTCAGTCGACTTTGAAATACAAGTCGCATGGTCCAACTTTGAGTCTTTCGTTCCTAACGAAATTGGAGATGCTGTTTTGCTCATGGATCATAACATGAGTGGTATGGGGGCCGCTGAAGAAACGACCGCTCAAACCGAGCTGGCCTTGCAAAAGGCTGGCCCACCGCCAGACGAGCCCATCCTCTCTCGTCACAAGATTCTTCGATCAGACACTCCGCAAAACATCGGAGAAGCGCTGAAAAGATCATATCTTTTGATGAGCGATGATATCGCCGTCACCGCCAACGTTCCTACGATCGTGACGCTAGATCTCGCCGATTCAATCGGTGGGGACTGCGGATTGTTCGCATGGTTCAGTCGCATGTTTCAGGTGGAGAAAGGAGATCTGGCCTTTGAAATAACTATTCGAGGTGCAGTTTCCGCTGCCGTCCCTCCTGTAGATGTTTCAAAGGAAGTCTCCGCCTTCCTTGTTGCTTCCGACTGTCCTGCGCCCAACTTCGCAGCCTTCTATGCTGCCATGTTCCGTGAGGACCTCGGGACTGCCCCCGGATTTGTCAGCGCTGCTGCTGGACATGTCGGGTACAATCCCCCCGGGACTGCCCTTTTAGTCCCAGGACATACACGTGCAATCGTGCCGTTTATGTCTGCCACCAACGTCAACGCCACCGTCTTTAGCGAGTTGGTCGGGCCCCACATTGGGGTCGGCCAGCTAGCCTACATCATCCTGTCGTCGCCCGTCAAATGCAATGTCTCGCTGGAAGTGCGCTATGCCCCAGGAGATTCTCATCGATTTGGTGCATTCAGAGGTATCCCCCCTGTCTACGCTATGTCGGTCAAGAATGGCACTACCTATTTCGTCTCGCCGGACGTTGGGTACTAGCCACATGCCTTTAAGCAGTTTAGTAAAATTGCCCCTTTCACTATTTTGGGTTAAGAAATATAGTCTATTGTGTTTGTATTAAGTTCAATCAATTGCTAGTGTAGGATTGTGTCCTATCCTTTAGTTTAGTCTAATTGTAGTTTTTCTAGTTAGTTGCCCTTGTTTAGTTCTAGTGCGCAAAGTTTAGGTTTAGACCCTCTAGTTATCTCCCTCCTACCGTGTAGTGTGGCTGCAGAGGTCTTCTTGGCTGTTGTTGAAATATGACAACACTGAAGACGTTAGTTTCCAAATTATATCATAAGATCTTGATTTC